GTGATAATCAAATCACCCAACTGGCTACCTAGAGAAGTGGGATATGGATTTTCGAGAGATAGCTTCGCCTCTCTAGATCCAAATTCCGAGTTGGTACCATCGTTGTACGAGCATCCCGCGTTTTATAGCGAGACGTACACGTCCTCTTAGATCATAAGTATTTAACTTAGGATCTTCAGTAGATGGAACCCACAACCTAGCTAATAAAATAGCTGGATCGTCAGTTTCGCGGGTTACCCCGCGTTCTATCAGACCGTTGAAACGGTATCCTTCGATACCGTGACGGGCTTTGACAGGAGTGGCCTCATCGAAATTTGAAATGAAGCCAATATCTCCAGCGTCCTTGGGAACTCTAAACCGAAGTGGTTTGGGGATCCTAGTGACGAGCCAATCGTGTAAACGCTTGAACCTCTCATCGCATGCCATCTCTGACATGCAACGATGAGCAACGAGCCGAACACCATTAGCCACACGATAGACGGTTTTCACCGTACTGATTCTATCTTTAAGATAGAAGGGTTTACAGTTGACTGCATCGAAATAATGAGATCCACAGGATTCTCGGAATAACCCGGAAGAAAAACTCTTCTTGGGATTAACGTCGAATCCAAGGAAATCAGTAAACGATGAAAAGAGCGAAAAGGCATCTTTAGGGATAATAACATCATCCCCGAAGACTGATATTGAACCGCTTAAACGTAGGGTTTGACAACAAGCCCACGCCGCAGCGTAAAATATCAGAGATTGCAACGGAAAAGTAAACGCGTTTCCCATACTGGAAAACTTGTTCCACTTAATCGGAGCTATCTCCCCTTGACGGTATTGAGACCGAACTGAGTTCATAAGAGTATACCATCGCTTCGGAAGTAAATCTTCCACGACGGCATCTGCTATGGAATCACTCGCACTAGAGAAATCAATTGTTGCTAGGGAATCATCTCTCGATGATAACTTTGCAAGAAACTGGTTATTCTCTTGTGTAGTAAGGTCGACCCCAACTCTCCTTAAACGCCTGACCATGACATTGCCGATAGATTGTTGAAACCAGAGATTTATCCCTGGCTCAACGGCTATGACCCTGTCCGTCTTGGAGTTTTTAGGAACTGTAATTACCGTATTCCCACTTTGATGAACAAAGCTATCATTCCCAACATGGGAGATAGGTGATGATCGCCAAAGGGGATACGCGACATGAAACCAGTCACGTATCAGGGAATACAAGTCACTCGTTATCCCGCGTTCATCGCGGAACTTATTGAAGGCTGACACCTCTTCACCTTTTACAAGGGTGGAGACGCCAGGACCCCAATTTGCCAAGTCTATTATCTCTTCAGCTCCAAAAGAGCCCAAGATACTTGCAATTTTACGTCTCGTCAACGAAAGTAGACGAACGTTCTCAACCGAAAATTTCGGATGGGAAGGCAAGTTTCTGAAGGCTCGGTTGGTCGTACCGCATTTCTCTTCGTAAGAAGAGAATTTTGACATAGCTTCTGCTTTCAAATCTAGACCAGTTTTCAAAAAAGTGGCCTTGGATAAGAATTCAGTTGCTAAATATGCGTTACGAAATTCCTCAGGATTTACAAAATCAAGAGGGTTCACCTTGAGATCAACAAGCTGTTTATGCTCCCCACTTTCGTAAAGGAGCCAGACGGCCAGAGATCTGGGTGAATTAATTGACCGAAGATATTTATAGATAGCAAGGTCAGTCACTGACTTTGGCACTCGAGTGTTCCTAGCTAATTTTACTAAGCTAGGCTTCCGGATATCCTTGCGGGTTTCCGGAAGAAGACTGTATGTCTTAGACATTATGTCCTTTCTGTCCAGTTAAGTCTCTCTTTAGGAGAGATACAAAATGGAGTTACATCACCATATCTTTTGCATAATAGTGACGATCAAGTCACTAAGATACTTATAGATATGTGATAGAACAAGACGCAAACCATCAAGAATCCAAGAATGCCAGTTACTTTGGGTCACCGGTAGAATTTCTTCTACCGGAAGATCCTTTAGTACCTGAACAGCCTTAGTTTCCTGAGCGATCCACTTGTCAATTGGTAACGTATCAAGTTTTTCAACTAGATGCTCACCAATGCCTTGATTAATGATTGGAACGACGGCATTTAGCCTTCCTTCTGCTTCAAGAATCAAGTCAAGTTGATCGGGATTAACATCAGCGGGGATAACAGTAGTCTGTTTATCAGACATATTGTACTCCTTTAAAGTAGGTGACCAATTAATAAGACAGGATTTTGAGTTCTGCCAATTACATTAGTTGATCAGATACTACCCGATGTTAATAAACCGGTTCTGTATCTTCTACCATGGACGTTACATTCGCGTTGGCGAGGAGATTCTTCACGTAAGCGAAGAAATCTTGCCTTTCCAACAGGGTGGAACGTTCCGGTAGAACCATTTCAATAACCGCCAAGCAATCGAATGCTTTCGTCGGAGGTGGTACAAAAGAACCACCGGACGAAGCCTCTTCAAGCGTGGGGACAGATACTTTGAGCGTCACTTTGTGTGCACGGCTCGCCTTGGTAGGCGGACGTACATGCGCAGTGATAATCGGGTAACCGACGGCTATGCCGCCTTCCCGATCTGCCCATTTAGCCACATTATCGCTAATGTGGACGGGCTCAAAGTCGTGACTCGTTGGAACGGAGTCATTTAGTGCGATAGTAGCGAAGCTACTCATGGTGCAATCTCCTTTCAGGAGAGAGTTTACTGGTTATACTGTTAGAGTCGGTAGTTTCTTCGTCCTGAAGAGCCACCTCCCATAACAGCGGTTAATAAAGCCAGAGCGTTCAATATGTGCGTTCCAGATATCGGATTTTTCAAAACAGGTCGTGAAGGTGCCGGGAAGTCTTGTAAGACTGTCCGTGATACATAAACGCCCCATCTTGTTGCCGATAAAAGGCCCGTACAATTGGTTACACCCCCAGCTTTTGGGGTCCACCAAGTCTTTCGAGTAGATGACACCTTCTGAAAGGTAGTCTTGCAACCTTTCTCAAAGTCGAGACCAACGGTCGCGTCTAGAGAATTGAGGTAAGCTCCAACAGTAAGGAACCAGTCTACAACGAAAGAGAAGGGGATCAGCTCCCAACCCAAGTTCAACGGATTTAGTAATCCTGTTTGGGCAAGGGTGTGTCCACTACCGGTAACTTTGTAGTACATAGTATACTGTATACTAACAAAACCGGTTTGCACCTGATTGTAATTATAGTAGACATATGCATCGTAAGATGACTGTCCACTAGTAGTTACATCAATGGATTGTTTCCGCTTTGTTTGGATCCGGAGTAACTTACCGGACAAAGTTTCTTGCTCTAAAAGAGCGAGAGAACCTTGAACCTCAGAAATAAGAGGTTTCCATCCATATTGGAGTTCAAGCCATAGTTGTGCAACTAATAGCTGAGATGGAGGAATAAAGGCTTGCTTACCCTTGGAAGTCATTCCTGACTTTTTTAGGAGCGTAGCCTTCTTCCGCATCTTTCGCGATAGTTTCACATTTAGTGCAGTGGCGGCACCTTTCAGATTGCCTCTTTTGAGAGATCTAAGTGCAGTTGCAATTCTCCCGGCGTTAGCCGTGAATAATCGCACAGTTTGTCCACCTTCAGCTAATGATAGCGGAAGATTGACTCGCTGGTCCTTAAGTTTATTAAGGACAGTCTGTACTGTGATCGTATCTAGAGAGTCTTTCTGAGCTGACGCAGCATACGTAACCGTAGCAGCCGTGTTACCAACTCCTGGAGCATTTGCACCCCAATCCCCGGTTTTACGCCAGGGAAAGTCGTCCAAAGGACTCAAGAGAGCTGATAACTCACCATGTGCTCCGTCCATATTCGCATGAATGAATGTGAACGGTTGCATAGGCAGTTGTCCCAGACGGGACAGCGCGGCATAGTTCGGAGTTGCAGTACTAGTGCGAAGATTGATAGTATATGCGGCATTCAAATTTGTCGTAAACGTCAAATTATTATGCTCATTATATGTTTCTAACTTCCCGTAGACTGGAACGTCTACGCGCCAAGTATTGGCCACGAGTATACTCCTTCTCTGAACTATAAGGTTACTGGGAGAAATCGGCTTTGCGCCGAAACCCCGACTTTACGAACTAGTAAAGCCAGGAAGCCTCGAAAGG